ACATTGGACGAAGTATCTAATACATCCAATCTCTCCTTCTGCACATTGGACGAAGTATCTAATACATCCAATCTGTCCTTCTGTACATTGGAAGAAGCATCCAATACATCCAAGCGAGCGAGTTGTGTTACATCAGCTGCCTCTAAATCATCCAAACGTCCCTTCTGCACATTGGACGAAGTATCTAATACATCCAATCTCTCCTTCTGCACATTGGACGAAGTATCTAATACATCCAATCTGTCCTTCTGTACATTGGAAGAAGTATCCAATTGGTCAAATCTATCATTAATACTTACACCAGCGATTTCTATATCTTGAGCAGAAAGGGTGCCACCTACATATACATTTTTATTCATTGACACATCTGAACCTACAAATAATCTTCCATTCATTGACAAATCTCTCTCAACTATCAAATGCTTCTTAGTTCTAATAGTACCATCAATGTCAAGGGGATATTCCATTTCAGTACTATAATTTACAGACGTACTACTGGTACCAGTGCTATAAACAGCCATTCCAGTTTCATTTGTATTAAAAGTATTACCTACATTAAATGCACTGGTATCTGATGAAACAATAAACCGGTATCTATTACCTCTATATAATGTAATAGGGAGTGTAATAGAGTTACCACCGTCGCTATCTGCAAATTCAAAATCAGTGTTGTTATAACCTGTAATATAAATATCTTGATCTATTGCGTTTTCATCACTCTCTATCGTGAAATTACGAACTGAATTTGAATCATTAGAGCTATAATATATTAATTCATCCAAATGTAACGGCACTGTAAAATATAAGTCTTCATTTTCACTAATTAATGACTTTGCAGATCCAGTTGTTACGGTTGTATTCATTCCCATATGCTTGGATAGATATACATTTCCATTCATGGAGGTATCATTTTCTACATATAAACTTTTTTCAATAGTTGTATCACCTTTCATTGTAGAATTTCCAGAAACCTCTAGACTTTGCTTAACAAATACGTTGCTATCTGCGTACAAATTGGAATTTAAAGATAGATCTCCATTTACTTGAATGTTACTATTAAACGATGCGTCTTGTTCAACATAGAGTGTTTTTTTAATTTCTACACCATCTCTCACAAACATGCGCCCGTTTAATGATAGATCTTCCGCTATAATTAATGAATAATCAGTAGTCGTTGTATTAATAATAGTTTCATTTGAGTACTGATTCACCGAGAAGTTGCCAGCAACGACCAAATCTTTTGCAATATATACATTGTTATTCATGGATACATCACCTTCTATTAATGTGCCACCAGCCACTCTAAGACCTTTGTTCATGGATACATCGCCGTCTATTAATGTGCCACCAGCTACTCTAAGATCGTTGTTCATTGATACATCTGCGTTGGTTATAAGTTTGGAATTTATCGTAACTTCTCCGTCTAATATTGTGGCGTTCTTTACATATAAATTACTATTTAACGATGCGTCTCCATCTGCCAATAAGTTTGCATTCAATGATAAATCTCCATTAACAATCAACTTAGATTTGATAGTAGCATCCCCAGAAACATCTAATTTTGATTTCAATGATACATCCCCTTCTAATGTAGTTGATTCTTTAACAAATAGATTCTTATTCATGGATACATCTCCACCAACTTCCATATTTGCATTCATTGAAACATCTCCATATACGTATAAATTTGCATTCATTGACAGGTCTCCTTCCATTGCAGTAAAACCATCTATATACACATTGTTTTTAAACATTGCCTCTCCGGCTAATCGCAATTCAGCATTGGCAGATATATCTTCAGTTATTAAGTTTCCAGCAATCGTTACATTATTCTCTACTTTTAGATTGTCCTTGATATTTGCACTGGCATTGAACGACACATCACTTTCTACTACTAGACCCTTATTTACAGACATATCTTCTACTACTATAGAGTTCCCGACGACTAATTCGTCTGCAATAAAGACATTCTTATTGAAAGATGCGTCTCCTTGAACAACGACACCCGATACAAATGAGGCGTCTTCCATCAATGTAACATTGTTTTTGAAAACAACATTACCTGTGATATTCATTTGATCAACATTTGAAGAATCCATTGCAATTGTTGCAGTAGTTGGCAATTGTTCTATTACAATTTCGCTATGTTCAATCCCTTTTGATGTAATGGTCCATTCTCCAATGGCGGTTTTCGTTGAAAGATCTACACCTTCTTCAGCATAATCGTCAGGAATATTGAATTTTTGAGTAATAATAATACGATATATATTGTAATCATTGGTAGTTGTCGGGTATTCAGTGATTGTATATTCAGTATCTTCACTTAGTGTTCTTGTACGGACATCAGTTAATTCATCACTTGATATACTATACGTTGGCGTTGATGCACCCGATAAATCAATTGAAGATACAGTTGAATGTTCCACTTTTTGAACAGGTTTCCATGTATCAGAATTTGTAGTTTTACCAACTATGTAAAATACTTTAGGTAGTAAATGAGCACCTACTTCTTCATACTCTTCCAGTGCGTGTAATTTATAACTTGTAATATTATGTGAAACATCCGCAGTTAATTCAATCCATTCACCTTCTATATCATCAAGGGTTTCGACGCTCGTTATTACATCGCCCACATATACACCTTGGTCCGAAGAATAAGTACCCGAACCAGACAACCATCCTTTACCGTTGTTGCTATTATCAAAGACATATTGAGCAGATTCTGGATTACTACTTGCATTTACTTGCCAATTAACAACATAACCGTTATAAGATATATCCCATGCGTTTTGATCCAAGTCGGTTACCACTGGATTTATAGCTACTCGTTTATAATCACTGTACGGGATGCTTCCATTAATAATAAGACTATTATTAAGTGATATATCGCCGTTCGAACTTATAGTGAATCTTTCTTTTCCATTCGTAAAAAATCTTAATTCATTGTTATCGTCTCCTGGTAAATTTTCAGCTGAGATATATGTATTCTTATCTACATCTGTTACACCACCCAATGACCCCCACGCGTTGCCTGCACCAAACCCTTCAAATTGGCTTGTATCTGTATTGTAACGAATATAACCCTGATGCGTTTCATCCGTACTTTCGGGACGTTCTTCAGTGCTGCCGACAGGCAGCCTAATTGCATCTGTACAACCACTTAAATCTAACGATACCACTGGTTCTGCATTTTTTATACCAATTTTATCGGTCACATCCAATGTACCTGTTACTGAGAGACCTCCTTCGGACTGACCACTAATTGCACTTGATGGTATAGAACCGTCAGCATAGTTGGCAAATAGACGGCCTTCTATTGTTGTATCACTACCTATCAATACAGCATTGTTATAGATAGCCTGTCCTGAAAATATAGCACTCCCCTCAATAGTCATGTTATTTGCAACCATGTCGGCCTGATAGACAACATTAGAAGAATATGTTGTAGTTGGTCCAGAAAACTGAGCACCACCAACAAAGTTAGCAGTTTTTGAAAATTTAGTAGTATTTTCAAAAGTGGATCTTGACTCAAAATTACTTTTTCCGCTTATATTTGTATTTCCTAGTACATTCAGGTCTTGATTGAATGATACATCTCCACCGACTATCAACCCCCCGTTGATAGAAACGTCGTTGACAAAAATTGTTCCATTAAATGAAACATCTCCTACCTCATTGGTAGACGTGTCGCTGACAGCATTGTTTACAGAAGCATCAGACATTCTGTATATGTTATATTCATAAATTATTATAAGTTGTTTCAACTCATAATAATTTATTATTGCGTTATTTTGCATCTAATTAATTAATTCGGCTTCAGTCAATAATCCAGTCTTAACTGCACTGGAAACAGTTTCTAATGCTATTGACTTCCACATTCCTCTTGGATTAAGATAGGAGTCACCATCATTATATGCGTTAATTGCATCATCTAATACATAATCTTGTTCGTATACATATACTAATAGATATGTAGCATCAGTACTAGTCTTTGCATAATACATTTCTCCTTCAGTTGGTAGCAATGCAGTGGCAGGTGCCACTGATTCTGCAGTTGCTACTGCACCGTCCAATAATGAGCTAAAATAAAATTCACTTGCCATCTCTTCGTAATTAGCAGGTAAATATTGTAATGAACCGACCGGACCACTTGGACCTGTGGGACCAGTGGGACCACCCTCGGGCCCGGTAGGGCCGGCTGTGCCAGTAGGGCCCTCCACTCCGGTAGGTCCGGCTGATCCGACAGCACCCGCTGGACCAGTAGGTCCAGTAAATGCAGCAGTACTGGTTACTCCGTTTAAAACTGATAAATTAGATTCAGTTAGAGATGTATCACCAATTTTAAGAAATCCGGTACCATCAATAGAAAGATTTGTAATAGGTGTTTTTGTACTCATAGTAAATATATATAATTATGTTATATTTTTACTTCGCTAATAAAAATATAATTGCTAAATAGATATTTAAATTGTTATGGTGGGGTTTGTATTACCAAAGAAATAGAGATTCAATTGCTCTATTTTTGTTTGCAATGTGTCTAAAGATACACCATTGTTATTTGGATTTGTCGTAGTATTACCGAAGAAATAATCATAAGTATATTCTACTTTTTCTGTATAATAGGTTTCAGTGTCTGCGTAATTAGAATCGCCTGTAATATCTTCATTGAAGAAATATGTGAATATAGTTTTTGTGGATGTTTTATTTGCTTCGGTTACAGTTCCGGTGTCAGTTCCAGTGTCAGTTCCGGTTCCAGAATTACTTGCTGGTGCCTTATCACTAATATCTTCATTAAATAACTCTAAATATACTCTTGCCATTCTTTCTCTTAACTTATCAACTTCTTGGAAGGCAGGGATTATAGATACTACGTATTTACTTTGCTTATTAAAACTACCATTAATTGTTGCTAAATTATATATAGTAATTTCTCCACTAGAACTTTCATAATTGTAGATTACACCTTCAAAATAATTATTAGAACTTGCGTCTGATGTACAATTTACTTTCATTCCTTCATTAAACCCTAAGTAGCAGTCAATTGAAAATGTTATAGACCCCGAGAATGTGGGCGTAATGAGGTATTCTTTCTTAGTAGTAGACATGGTCGTTTTGTCTGGAACACATGCGTTATTTGACACACAGCTGCTTGTAACGTATTCGTTCATGTAACACACTGGGGTTTGAGGATATATATAATTTGTTTCATGTGTGCATGGTGTAAGTTGATTATTATTAGAGCAGTTATTTCTACTGCAATTTTCACAGTTGTTGTTATTGTTATTTGTAGAGTTGTTGTTATTGTTATTTGTACAGTTTGCCGACGGACTTTGAATTACAGGTGGATAATTAACAATTGACATGGGACCGCCTGGGTATCCCGAGTGATTAGAATGTGTATGTACTTGGGGCTCGGCATAAATAACCACAGGCTGCTGACAATGGCCGGTGTTTCCATGAGAATTATGACTATGTGTATGCACGTTTTGGTGATGGTGCGGTTCAATGTAGCAGGCATTCGGATTTGATTGAACATGACTGCCTGCGTGATGTGTTTGTGGATGACAGTTGTTCAATGATGGGTAATATACGTGTCTTAATCTTCTTAAATTAGTATAATCGTTTGATGACATATTCTTTATATAAATAATAATGCGAAAAGAAATCTTACCTATTTATTTTAAGTATGCATTATATGTTAAATACATAATCACTTAAAATAAAATAAGTAATTACTGTAAAGATGGAAAATTTAGATTTAGATATACACAATTATAGTATAAATGATGTTGAGCGTTTTTTTAAGTTGAAAAAAAAAGAATATACAGTTAATGAGATAGAATTGCGTGAAACACAAATAAGAGAACAATTGTTAAATAGTGGTCATGTAAATAAACGTTTTAAACGTGATTTAATACATTTTTTAGATTCTGCCAAAAAACTGTTAATAGATGCAAAGGTTGAAAAAAAAAATACGATTCCAACTACAATACCTGATAATTATAAATTAGATACAATCAACAATCCAGTGTTCAAGGTTCCTAATAAACGCGAAGATAATTTAATAGAAAGACCAGATACACAATTTGTATATACTCAACCAGGTGAATTTTTACCGGGTAAGTTGAATCAGTTAAATACTCGTGTAATATCAAAATGTCTAAATATTGATACACGATTTCGTACTAACTTACACAATACGAATAGTTCAGATATTACAATACAATTGCCTACGCGATTCAATAAAGTTGTATCTATGGAACTTTCTGCAATTGAATTGCCAGTATCGTTTTATGGTATTTCTGAAAATTATGGAAATAATTATATGCATATCACTTTAAAATATATTCAAACTGCAGTATCTGATGATATAAAGGAGTGTTTTCGTACAATAGTTATTCCAGATGGAAATTACACTGAAACTGACTTGATTGATACGTTGAATTATATGCTTTCTAAACCATGCGATACCATTACTCATGATACTGATTTTTACATGGATTCAGATGGAAATATAATTGATAGCAAAAGTGGTAAAATGTTAGATACGCAAGGCAATATAATTGACTCTTGTGGAAATATTATAGATCCTTATTATTCTGATTCAGATTTTTATATGGATACATCTGGAAACATTGTTGATACCCGTACCACTAATAAAATAGATACAAGTGGTAATATTACTGATGTTGCAGGAAAAGATATATTTTCTTTTTGCAAACAGAGTCCATTGTTTTCGGTAGATTGCTACAATAATGCGGTTGATAATAGTACCGGCAACATTTTAAATGCAAGCGGCGATATTACAAATCCAAACGGGAATATATTATTTCATCTTCAAAAATATCGCACGAATCCTAACGATTTATCATTTCAAACAGATTCTAATAATAATATAATAGATAAACATACTGGCAATATTTTGAATCGTTCAAATGATGTAGTAGATGGAAATAATGATCTACTTTTTTCTTACAGTGTTTATATACAGAATGGTTATCACATTGATTCTAGTAACAATATAATAGACAATGCAACCAATAATATGTTAAACACGTGTGGTAATATAACTGATCCAGCGGGGAATGTCTTATTTTATTTTGATAAACGTTCGGATACTGACGTATATATGGATTCTGCTGGAAATATAATTGATCGTTTTACTGGTTATAAATTGGATACAAATGGTAATATAGTTGATGCTAACAATAAAATACTAGACCCTTATTGTAAATACTTTGATGATGAGGGCAATCTCATAGATTCTAGTGGAAATATCATACACAATGGTGTTCATAACGAGCCATCTATTAACCATTTTACCGCAAACGAAATAATAGATGTATTTTCTTTTGTACATTTTATGCTGGATATCAACGAAAACGGGTCAGGTAGTCGGCGAGTTTCATTTGGACCACGATTGAATAACTTCATTGATATAAATGAAATTGTAATTGACTTTTCAAAAAACATAAATGGAGAACCTGATAACAACAGTTTATATACAAAATTAGGATGGAATCTTGGATTTACAAAACCACTATATCAAGGTGATAATTTTCATAACGCCGAAACAATCATTGAACCAGCCACAAAATACTTGTATTTAGCAGTAGATGATTTCAATAACAATTCCAATAGTAATTTTATTAGCGTATTTAATCAATCTATAATGAATACAGATATATTAGCACGCATCTCACTTAAAGGAGGTCGTTACAATCTATTGTCTGATACCGATTTTGAGTTAGTATCAGAACCACGCCTGTATTTTGGACCAGTAGATATTCAACGTCTAAGAATACGTTTATTAGACGAACATGGTCGCGTTTTACAAATGAACAACTCTAATTACTCCTTCTGTTTAAAATTAAAACTGATGTACGATATGTAATGAAAAATAAATTATGTCCAATATAATCATATTTAGTTTCTAATATAATTATATATTCATGCCGTATAAAACAAGAAAAGTTAGAGGTAAAAACTGTTACAAAGTTTATAAAACGACTAACAAAAAGGTGTTCTCTAATTGCACCTCCAAAGTAAAAGCTACGAAACAAATGAGACTATTGCGTGCAATACAGTTTAACAAAAAATTTATGCCTAATTCCAAACAAAACAAAAAAAAAATAGGCGGTACTAGAAAAAAACGGTCTAATTTGAGCAATTAATCCTTTGCAGATTTATACCACCCGTATTTATAGCCGAATTTGTCCAAGTAATATGCAGATACCCACCCGATTGTACCAAAAAAAACATCTCCTATTCTATTCAACCAATGATCCGGTATAGATTTTCCTCCTGGCCAGAATGTGATATAATTATTTATTATATGCATGGAACTTTCCAGGTTCTCTATTACTTCGTATAAGATATGAATAATTATCCACATTTCAATGTCAATACCCCAAAAGTATGCAATTATTCCAGTTGCAAAATGTAAATATGAGTATTGATCGGCAAATGTCCATACGATACTACATCGTTTATCTACAATTTTCATTATACAATATACTGTTCTATATATGCACTACATTTACTGCATACTGCATTATCTATATAAGAATTCTTACTATTACTCACTGAATCGCTCTGTGTAAATAACAATCAACAACTTGTACAGTGTATTCTACATAGTATCTTTTGTAAAACTATATACAAAATACTTGCTTAATTATATAGTTTAAACAGGTTCTCAAATATTGACATGATATTAAGCGAAGAACAGCAACATATTTTAGATGTTGTACAAACCGGTGTAAATGTAGTGGTAGATGCTGTAGCTGGAACCGGTAAAACAACGCTTATACTGTCTATCGCAAAAGAATTAACGGATACTCAAATACTACAAATGACGTATAATAAGTCTTTGAAATTTGAAGTTCGCGAAAAGATAGAGGACGCAAAATTGGAAAACCTATCTGTACATACATTTCATAGCTTGGCTGTATGTTACTACACAGAGAAAGCTCACGTAGATAGTGAGATACGAAAAATAATCATGAATAAGTTGAAACCGAATCGTAAAATACCAAAAATAGACATGTTGGTTCTGGATGAATGTCAAGATATGACATTCTTATATTTTCAATTAATATGCAAATTTTTATTTGATATGGGTTCTCCAGTACAGTTACTCATATTAGGGGATTATATGCAAGGTTTGTATGAATTTAAGGGTTCCGATATCCGTTATCTAACATTTGCAGATTGCGTATGGTATAAACACCCCCTATTAAAAACGGACAATTTTGAAATGTGTACTATGAAAATGTCGTATAGAATAACGAATCAAATGCGGCATTTTGTTAATAATGTGTTATTAGGCGAAGAAAGAATGAATTCATGCAGAGACTCTGAACCAGTNCAATATATACGCAATTCTAGATATAACAGTGAAAAAATAGTATATGCAGAAATTATACGGCTGTTTGAGTCTGGAGTAAAAGCGAATGATATCTTTGTACTAGGTCCTTCTGTAAAAGGTGAGAGAAGTAATATAAGAAAACTAGAGAACATGTTAGTGGAGAAAAACATACCATGCCATGTTCCAATGTTAGAAAGTAGCGACATTGATCAACGAGTAATAGATGGAAAGGTAGTTTTTTCAACCTTTCACTGCGTAAAAGGAAGACAGCGTAAATATGTATTTGTAGTGGGATTTGATCATTCGTATTTTAAATTTTATGCACGAAATTTACCAAGAGATATATGTCCAAACACTATTTACGTTGCATGCACAAGAGCACAAACAGGATTATATGTAATAGAAAACGATACAAATCCTGACGACAGACCGATAGACTTTATTAAAATGTCACATATAGAAATGAAAGAGCAACCGTATATCCGCTTTCGTGGCCAACATAAAACTTTTTTTACAGTAGGAGAAGAAAGAGATTTACAGACAACCATAAAAACTACTCCCACAGATCTTATTAAGTTCATCCCAGAGGAATCTTATCAAGATATATGCAGCATATTAGAGAAGATATTTGTAATAGAAAAACCAGAACATTATCTTATTGATATGCCATCTCTCATCCAAACGAAGACCGGTTTTTACGAAGAAATAAGTGATTTGAACGGCATAGCCATTCCTTGTATATATTATGATTTATTACGGTCAGTATGGGCGGGCACGCAAATAGATAAGACAAAAGATAGCATTTTATATGAATTAATTGATATGAATATGGAAAATATAAAAGAAAGAAACAAAGACTTTTTATGTGAAATGATAGAAAAGTTGCCAGAACATATCACATCTGTGCGAGATTATTTATTCATGGCAAATATTAATCAAGCTATCCAAGAATCTTTATATTTTAAATTGAAGCAGATCGGTGAAGATGAGTATGATTGGTTATCCGATGAAATAGTAGATGCTTGTAAAACACAATTTCGGGAGATTATAGGACCAGACTGTCAAAATATCTGCCCAAAAATAGAAGAATACATAATACACGCATCTGATGAAGAAAGTCATACACAAATAGATGAATTTACAAAAGAATTCATTGATAATAAACAGTTTCGCTTTACTGCACGGGCTGACATTATTACCGAAAATACAGTATGGGAATTGAAATGTTGTACCAAATTATCAACAGATCATATGCTACAGTTAGCGATATACGCATGGTTATGGAACATAAAAAATAAATCAAATAACAAAACATTCAAGCTTTTTAATGTGAAAACGGGCGAACTATTGAAAATGGAATACGAAATGAGTGATTTGAACGATATAATGAAAAGTTTATTTTGCAGTAGATATACAGAAATAGTACCAAAACACAACGAACAATTTCTCAGCGATTGTCATCAATACATGGGTTCCTTCAATGTTGCAGAACAAATATGCGTTGATATTGTTGGTGATACTTGACATATTCTACCGTTGCGCATTTGTTTGCCACATACATAACTGTATTCACCATTGCCTAATTTACGTTTGTTTAAATTCCACGCACGACTCGCTTCGTCAAAATCTATATTCACTGGCAAGTGCTTTCTACTTTGGCTGCGCGTTTTCATACTGGTAACCTGACTTATATGTATAATTACATTATTATTATACATATAAACTCTATCAATTTTTCACAACGGTTTTAATTTTCTTACATCGGTGTGTAGTTTTATTTCTTCTAAATTTAGGCTTGCATTTAATTCTACATCTTTGGGTCTTAGGATTTCTACGTTTGCCTTTGGGGCATTTATTTTTCATTGTCTTCGTCTTAGCTTTCTTTACAGAGACATTTTTGGCAGTTTTCTTCACCGAAGATTTCGGGGAGTTAATTGGCTCTATCTTATTTGAGCTAAGTCCAAGTGCAATTATGCTATTTTCCATTATATATAAACAATATAAAATATTAACAGTGAATGTTATAATTTGCTAATTTTTGTCTTAATCTAACTGAATTGTTACGCACACTTATGCTGGTTTGCTTTAACTGGTTACTTGCGGTTTGTATATATTGTATATCAACGTTATCCTGCATTGCAATAGTAACTCCATGTTCACACAAAGAATTCCAGTTATCAATTGATTCAACGGACTTTGTAATTATATTTTTTTCCGCCACAGATAATTGTGCATTTGCAAATTGCGTACCATTCAGTGATGCATCTTCGGGAGAAACAAAATAATTCACATAGTTCATTGCACAATTCACTTCGTTCATAACTCCCTCTATCACTACCTTAGTTTCGTGTGCAGACTTTGGCAACTGTACTGCGGATGTGGAAAAGATGGTTTGCTTGAAACGTCCAAATACTTCTGACAAATTGACAATGCGGGAAAGCGCAATAGAAATGCTCGTCAAAAAATTAATATCGGTTATGATACTGACGTTTTGTAGTTTAACAATAAAGCCATTAAATAAGTTACTTAGTTCATCTGCTGCTGCGGCAAATTCAGTAAATCCTTCTATATCTATATCAAGTTCCATTTGTTTGGACTCGTTTGCTATTTTGCCTGCTGCAATAAATAACTCATTATAGTCGTCAATTGAACCCTTTCCGTGAAAGTCACTGCATTGAAGTTCATCTGCATATCCCTTGATTTGTTCTAGGATTAGATTAGCTGAACTATCCACTGCAGAAACGTCGTTATATGTTTCCACTATCTGGGTTAAGTTCTGCTCAATCTGTGGATCATATAACTCAGGTTCATCGGTATTAAATGTAGTGCGGGTAACATCGTTCCCACTACTGTCATCTCCACCTTCATGTATAATTTCGTATCCAACACCATCTATAACATTATTATAGCTTACATCTACTATTGGCACCGGTATGGGTATTTCGCCACACGAATTATCCAGTACACTATTGTTTGAAGTGTCTATCGGTTGATTTGAGTGGGTAGAGTGGGTAGAGTCATTGTCGCTATCATAATCGTTATTAGATAAATCCATTGATTATGTATTTTAAAACGACAAATAAATTGTAGAAATAAATTATACTAAATAACAATGCACGTATCCTGCAAACATAGCGATTGTAATTCCAAAATTACAATATAAAACACCAACTTTATATTGTATAAATTATATTCACATCTATTGTCAAATTAATGTAGAAGTGGTCTCTCTTTTACCAACTTCGGAAACTAAATGCATATATTTCAAAAATATAGCGGATATAGAGCCGAGAATGAGCAAGAATTATAATGGTTTGAAAAATAGTTATAAAATACACTATTTTCTCTCTCTCTCTCTCTATATATATATTTACATAACACACTCGCACACACACAGGTATCATTTACATATATTCTACTTAT